TTCCTTGACCGTGTAAACAACGGTCCTTTTCTTTTCCGGGATAACCCGTTTTTCTGGTATTGTTTTTATTTTTTCGTGCATGGCAATATCGTCATCGGTCACAAACCAATAATGTTCCGGTTTGATTTCTACTAATGCGATTGCATGCGCGGCAGGGATACTACAAACATTAAAAGGATATTTTGAATGCGGTTTGAAATTATAAGGTGTTGTATAATAACTGGTTGCTTTATTAAAGGAACCGACTAGCAATTTTTGGTTCGATTTGACTTTCGGTTCAATGGCAATTGGAAGTTCATCGGTATATCTTGGAATACGCAAAAGTTGCTGCGTCAACACGTCATCGGGCACTTCGCATGAATATACCGTTTGCCCGTTTATTTCTTCAGGCTTAAAACAAAGTATTCGACCCCTGAAGTTTGTGGTTCTTGCTGAATCTGAAAAGATTTTTTTTGTTTTCATTTATCGTTGTCATGACAGAAATTATAAAAAGGGAAAGTCCTTGGTTTACACCTTGCGACTTTCCCCACGATTCTCAAAAAACAACTAACTACACTTACGGTGTCGTTTCACCCACGTTCTTGTACATCACCATTTTGTTCGGATTTCGCACTGCCAAATCGACAAACAGTAAGAGTAAATACCGATATGCGGTCGTTACAATACTGAGTGGAAATCGCATCAAAGGCGAAAGTTGCACGGCACATAACGACTGCATTGCCCCGTCCAACATGAATGCCACACCGGTTCCGGGCACCCACTGGTTGATGTCAACGTACTGAAGTGAACTTGCAGTAAGTTCGCGCACAAGTTTCACATTTCCTTCATCACCTGAAGGGTCTGAATTGTGTCTGAAAAGATAATATGAAACGGGGTCACCACCGGGGGGTGTTGCTGCGGGCGCGGACCAATCAATAGTCAATTGCGCACCGGCACCAATTGTGGTCCCTGAAGCGGTTGTGATAGGTGTTGACGTTCCAAATCTGTTTTTGGACACAATACTGTACCAATATTCATCGGCAGGTAATTTTGAAAGTGTGTTTGGTGCGGGTGTTACAAGGATACTTGCTGCCGGTATTGGATTTGGTGCATTTGCGCCACCGGTTGCTGTCAGATAATGTGACAATCTGACTTTTTCACGGAACCGACCCATGAAAACCGAAGGTGAAAAAGGTACAAATCCAAACTGACTTGTGTATCCTTGAACTGCATTACCGGCAACTACAATCCCGTTTTTCTGCGCATTAAGCATAATACGTTCACGGGTTTCGTTTCGGTAAGGTTTGCTGAAGTTATTGACAGTATCAGTTGAACAGAAAAAACCGACTTGTTCGAAGTCTTCAACATAATTGTCAATAAGGGTTTGGGAACCTTCATCAAGTTCACCGGGTGTTAGAATATCACCTTCAAGGTCCCGGATATTTTCGGCAGGTGAATTGTCCAAAATCTGTTGTTCAAGTCCGTCAAACGCAAGATTTGTGGTGTCAAGTTCTTCACGACCGTAAAAAAGGTTCTTTTCCAGTTTTTGCAGCAAGTGAAGCGTTCCGGTTTTTGTGGTCATACTCTTTAAATCGGGTACTCCACCCCCGGTCCGTTGCAATAAAGCTGCAAGTGTGATTTCACGTTCCACACCAAGGAACTTGATGTCACGAAGTTTTCTTTCGTACACATCGTCTTGTGGTATGGGTTTTCCACCTTCAAGATAAAAAGGTGATGCTTCTTCGTTCCCATACTCATTGATTTGGTTCCATTGGTACGTGATGTTGAATGCGCCGCCTTTTTTCAACCATTTCCAAAAAACGATATGTTTCATGGAATGGGTCAAAAGGGTAAGAATACCCGAAAGGTCTTCAAGTCTAAGCGCAGTAATTGGTGTTGCAGGTCCGTCCGTCAAGCTAGTATCAATGACACTACCTGAAGACAATGCCTTTTGAAGTCCGCGATGAAATGCTTGCGGGTCATCAAGACCGGCACCAACGACCTGTTGACCAAAAAGTGCTGCACTACTTGGTGTTATTGCTTGCCATTCGTTCATTTTGCTTTCCTTATTTGGTTAAGGTGAAGGGACCGGACCTTAGTTATCAGTCAACTTAGGCACAAGGTCTGCGGGGATTATGTGGTCGTCAAAACATGCCACACCGACATCAGCTTCAATTTTCCCGTCTTTAACCGCTTTTTCAATGCGGTCATGCCATTTCTGCCATTCAGTTTTGTTGGACTTGTAAAGGGTCCACAAATTGATTGCACCATTTTCAGGTTGTTTCGGTTGCTTGCCAACTTCCTGTGATTTGAAGGGAAGTGGTTGTTCAATGATGTCACTGACACCACCGACAAGTGTACCGACACTGGCAGTAATAGCTTTCTGCATATCCAAACTGGCAACCTGACTTTTTGCAAGGGTTTCGACAATTTTTTCGACCCGTTCAAGTCTATCATCGAAAATCCCCATATTATAGTCAAGTGCCTTCAGAATTGGACCTGCATCAACATGAACGTCATCGTCCGGGATTTCAAAGTCGTAATCTGAAAAAGCCTTTTCGACTTCTTCAGTTTCTTCCATTTCGACTTCTTCACCCTTGTCTTCGGTGTCATCACCTTCTTTTTTGCCGTTTGACTTCCAAAGGTTATTCAGCAAGTCCAACGATTTGTTGACCTTGCCAAGTACCTTTTCAAGCTGCGAAGGTTCTTCGGCAGGTTTTTCCGGTTCGGACACGTCAGGTTGGTCAGTACCTTTGGATTTCCTGACTGAATCAAGAATTTCCTGTGAAGTACTGTCCAGTTCTTTCAAAACTTCGTCCATTTGAAGAACTCCTTGGTGTAGGGTTAAGGTAACTTCAAGTATTGCTGCGCAAGACTTTTGATTGCTACCATATTTCGGTTATTGCATACTGCTTCATGTAAAATATAAAGTCCTAATAGTTTCTTTTGATTACCTGAAAGTCTGGCAATGTGTTCATGGCAATTACAATCATCACGGCCACCACCGTTCAATGATTTAATGACACCTGCCATGGTGTGTGTATTCACGACATTGACATCAAAGGAAATATTGCGGACCACTGCGGACTTTTTAATAATTCCGTCCGGTCCTATCAGAATTTTATAGGACCCTTCAATACTTGCTTTGTGTGGACAAATTTCGGGATTGTTTTCAAGGTCGTTATAAATAACGTCCGCATACTTTTTCCCTTTCCACAAAATGCCTTCAGCATATAATCCTTCAGGTGGTATATATGCTTTCGTGACGTTCCCGATTACACATTCGGGGTCAATTTGTGAACCGTCCGGGGGTGAATGACCCCAAAGGAACTTTCCGTCTTTTGGCAAATAGGTAATGTCCATTGCTTTTTGCACAAGGTCTTCACCTTGTTCATCGGGGTGTTCGGTTGATGCAAGGACCCATATTCGCCTTTGTTCGTCAAACTTGTTCCCGGAATCAATACCTGCCTTTGCGATAATGTTGACCGGGAATAATTCAGGAAGGTAAATTTCTTCAGTTTGTTGCATTTTTTTGTTGCCCTTTTACATTTCTGTTTACTTTCTGTCAAAATCGGGCAAGCAAAAGGGGAAGGGTCTTGACATTTCAGCAACCCCTTTTGCCTTTAATAGTGCCCTTTTACAGACTTTTACATAAGCTGACAACAATATAATGCGTTATTATTTAATTTGTCAAGTGGAAAGTGGTCGTTAAGACTTCCAGTTTTCTTCAAAACCCTTGCGCCACTTGTTAAGGGGGGATAATTGATTTTTTGTCGCTGTACCTTGCTGAATTGCATTTTCGATGTATTTTCTGTCATAAAGATGCTTGAAATATTTGACAAGTTTACAACGACAATAAGGGTGTGTTGCGCCAATAACCGGCAACCAACCATTTTCCGGGTCACCAATTTTACTGGCATACCTTCGGACCTTTTTCCCTTGGTCATTATAATACGGTGTGTTCATCAAGGGATTTTGCAGCATATCGTCAAGCGTAAATACTTTCAAGCTGCCGTCCGGGTTTACATATAGTTTGAAACAATACTTGCATGCATCGGGTTCCGGTAACTTCGCAACCAATACCGTCATCTTTTGCCCGGTAATAGGGTTTGTTCCAAAAGTCTTTTCCAGTTCAAGCGCAGTTGCAAGTTGACTGTATGAATGTCCTTCAGTATAGGTTATCCGAAAAAGGTCCCGTGCCCAATCATCGGTTGCATGTCCAATTTCACTGGCAATTTCCCGGTATGTCATTTTTTTCTTCATACCTTTTGCTTGCATTTCGCGCAGGAAATCACGACCCTTTTCTTCAACTATATCTTTTATGGTCCCGGTGAACTTGTTAGCAAGTCCTGTGACTGAATCCATACCGGACCTTCGCAAATGGTCAATTGCAACTTTTTCAACATTGGATAAAGGATTACGTCTTGCCATACGCATTGCATCTTTGAAATCAAGTCCTTGTTCCACAAGATACACGGCACGTCCGTAAAAATATATTTCAGTAGGAAAATCAATACGTTCAACTTTCGGGTCCAGTATTCCCTTTTTCTTCAGTTCCCGGATTTTGGACCGGCTTAAATCATGACCCATAGTTTCATAAAGATATGCTTGTGCATTGTTTTCAACTACCTGCGAAATCCTTTGCATTTGATTTGGGGTCAATGGATATTTATATTTTGGTGAAGGGTGAACACGAAATATTGTAGGAATTTGCATTCGTGAAGCGGTTTGAACCATTCCTTGATAATATGCTTGTGCCACGTTTGGTGGTAATGATTGTTCAAGCTGAATAAATTTATCCCATGCACCTGTCAATTGTGGTGCGTTTTTGATTGACTTCAAATCAACCAATCCGTATTGTGAAAAACTTGTTTTTGGCATTATTGCTTACCTATGGATAAAATTTTACAATTGCAACCCGGACACGAATATGATTTATTCATGTAATCCTTGGTCCTGAATTCTGATTTTGTATCACACCGGTTACACGTGACTTCAAAAGTTTTCCCTTTGTCTTTCGTGACTATTTTGATTTCGCGCCTTTGGGTCCATTCACCATTACACTTCGTTGACATTTGAAATGGAATATCAAGTATTGCGGTCCGGGAATTTTTACGGTGCCAATAAACCTTGCACTTGTCCGAACAAAACCGGTGCCTTCGATGTTTTTGCTCAATTTCCTTATTGCAATAATCGCAATTAATCTTCATTC